TTAATCTTCCTTTTTTTTTCTGCTTTGAGCATTAATTATTTTTTTTTGATATCGCCCTTGTACAATATCTATAAGCACTAAAATAACAATGACAAAATAGAATGTTGTCTTGCTCATTGGTACAATTTCTTCACCGAAAAGCTCGAGGTGAGCCAAGTGTCCTCCTTCTGTTAGTAACATAATACCCACTATAAATAGAATAAATAGACCCAAAACCTCATACATTCTATTTTTTGTCAAGAAATCTGTTACCTTTTCAGATAACCAAATCATCAACAACCCCCCAATAACTATAGCTGTAGTCATGATCCACAAAACATCTGTTAGCGCCATTGCACTAAGGATTGAATCAAAAGAAAAAACAACATTCATCACGACGATCATAGTTATAATTTTTGATACAGAGCTTTTAGATTCCGAGGAACTAACTGTGAAATCTTGAAAACTCACCATATGCCATATTTCTTTCATGGCCGTAAACACAATAAAAACACCCCCAATATCCTCACTTAACTTAGAGTTCTATGATGAGTGGAAAGATACGCCTATAGTAGAGGATTTAATTACTATGCTAGATAACATTCTGACCTACTTCATAAACCAAGCGCCGCCTGCACTGAGCAAGGCAATCTTTTCGGCGAAACAAGAACGCTCTCTTGGACTAGGTGCTATGGGATTCCACAGCCTTTTACAAAAGAGTGGTGTACCTTGGGAGAGTGAGGCGGCCAGAGATATAAACAAGGCAGTCTTTATGACAATAAAAGCAAGGGCCTTGCAACAGACAAGGAAGCTTGCAGACGAGCGCGGTGAGTACTTAGATGGCAAGGGTACGGGTAGACGTAACTCCCACCTACTAGCTATAGCCCCTAACGCTTCATCAGGTATAATACTTTCTACTTCCCCGTCTATTGAGCCTCTCAAGGCTAATGCGTATACGCATAGGACACGGGCAGGTTCTTTCTTGGTGAAGAATGAATATCTTAGTAAGATTCTGGATAAGCGTGGCGAAAACAATGATGCAACATGGACCTCAATCATAACTAACAAAGGTTCAGTGCAGCATCTACCTTTCCTGAAAGAAGGTGAGAAAGCTGTATTCAAAACAGCAGATGAACTTAACCAGAACTGGGTAATTAAACATGCGGCTGATAGACAACCTTATATATGTCAGGGCCAGTCTGTTAATCTATTCTTTCCCTCTGGTGCTAGTAAGAGCTACGTTAGCAAGACACATCTAAAAGCTTGGAAGAGTGGTCTCAAGGGATTGTACTACCTACGCACAGAGTCAACGTCCAGAGCAGAGAATGTATCTGAGAAAGTTGAGAGGGTAGCCTTGAAATCTGATAACAGGAGTATTATATATGGTAAGGATGATTGCCCATACTGTCAATTAGCTAAGGAGGAACTTACATTCAGAAACATTGATTACGAATACATATCCCTAACGGATATTAATAAAACTGCTAGTGAAGTAACAGGCAGGGATGTTTATACAGTACCCCAGATATACATAGATGGACAATACATAGGAGGATACGCTCAACTGATGGAAACTGAAGATGAGGAATGCCTAGCGTGTGAAGGATGAGTACGTCTGTACTCATTCACAAAAATATAACAAAAATTTTTAAGCCAAAAATGGAGAAAATATGTCATTATTAGACTACAGTAAAGCCTACAAGCCTTTCAAGTACCCTTGGGCAGTAGAGCTATCAAAAAAACATGAAGAGGTACACTGGATTGAGGATGAGGCAGAATTATCTGAGGACATCCAAGACTGGAAGACTAAGCTGACCCAAGAGGAGAAAACTTTTATCACACAGGTGCTGCGGATGTTTACACAGGCTGACGTACAGGTAGGACAGAACTATCATGAGATGCTCATCCCTGTGTTCAAGAATAATGAGGCTAGGAATATGCTATCCTCATTCGCAGCTAGAGAAGCTATCCATCAGAGAGCCTACGCTCTACTGAACGATACGTTAGGTCTACCAGATGAGGACTTTCATAAGTTCCTTGAGTATACTGAGATGGCTGACAAGATAGCATTCATGAGTGACAAGACTAGTAATACTTTTCAAGGTACTGCCCTTGCATTAGCTAAGTCTGTGTTCAATGAGGGCCTGTCTGTGTTCGCGTCCTTTGTGATGCTACTTAACTTCCAACGCTTTGGTAAGATGAAGGGTATGGGTACTATTGTTGAGTGGTCAATACGAGATGAGAATTTGCACGTACAAGGTAATGCAAAATTGTTCAGGGAGTTCTGTTCAGAGCATCCTAAGATTGTAACAGATGAGCTGAAGTCTAAAGTGTATCAAATAGCTAGGGACGTGGTGTCTCTGGAGGATAAGTTTATTGAGTTAGCCTTTAACGGGCTAGACATGGAAGGACTAACTGAAAAGGATGTTAAGCAGTACATAAGACACATAGCAGATAGGAGGCTGCTGCAACTAGGAATGAAACCTAACTTTAAAGTGAAAGACAACCCCTTGCCTTGGCTAGAGTGGATACTGAATGGTGCATCACATGATAATTTCTTTGAGAAACGTGTGACGGAATATTCTACTGCTGGTATGTCAGGTGACTGGGATTGGGAGAGTGTAAATGGATGATAGAATGAAAATAATGATTAATGGTTACGCTAGGCATGGAAAAGATGCCGTAGCAGATATCTTAACAAGCTATAACTTTAGAAAGAAAGATGCATCTATGATTGTAGCCAGAGATATCGTGCTGCATGCGTTACCAAAGAATTACTATGGCTATGGTTGCTTAGAAGACCAAATAATGATGTGTTATCTGGATAGAGTTAAGCGTAGAGAGTGGTGGTACGAGTACGTGAGAAACTTTGGTCCTGATAAGCTTACTGTTGAGTGCCTAACAGGTGGAGACTTACGTGTAGGTATACGTAGACGTTCTGAGTTCGAAAAGGTAAAGGAATTGTTTGATTTAACTATCTGGGTAGATGCTACAGGAAGGTTAGGTGAAGAAAATTTAGAGCCTTGGCTTGACATTGGGCCTGGGGACCACGATATAGTAATACATAACAACGGAGACTTAAACGACCTAAGGCATGCTGTAGAATGTGTCATGCGGTCTGTATTAACGGAGTAAATTATGATAGACTTAACATTGCTACAGATGCTTAAGTATCGCGGAGAGTTCTTTAGGATTAAAGGTAGGATACCTAACAAAGCCTTGGACCCCCAGACTATACAGATACTTAAGTCCTATGAGACATACTTTAAGAACTGTCCTGAGGCTAAGAGCGTAGATGCTCAAAAGCTGCTTACCATATTCAGAGCTAACAACCCTGACATGGCTGAGGAGACAAGGACTGCTTATGAAGGTATCATATCTCATATAGTTAATGACGTGTCAGAGGAAGAGAAGTCTGGAGTCATGCGTTCCTTGTTAGAGCTGCGTATGGGTACAGACATAGCTAACCTTATTGACAAGTGGGATATGGGTGACGTGGCTAACCTACATGCAGAGCTGCGTGGGGTATCAGATGAGTTCGAGAGAGACTGTGATATAAAATCGTTAGATTATATAAAGCCTGACCTCAATGAGCTGCTAGAAGATAGTAAAGAAACCTCTGGATATCAATGGAGGCTTGAGAGCCTACGTAAATCACAGCGCGGATTACGTGCGGGTGACTTCGGTATCATAGCAGGTAGACCTGACAAGGGTAAGACTACTTTCTTAGCGTCAGAGCTAACCCACCTAGTAACACAGATACCTGAGGATAAGACTATCCTATGGTTAAACAATGAAGGAAGAGGAGATAGAATATTCCTGAGACTAGTACAAGCTGCGTTAGGTATGCAGGTGTCACAGATACGTAACACTCCTAACCCTATGGAAGCTTACAAGAAAGCTATTAAATCAGATGACCCCTACAAGATTAGAATTGTAGATATACACGGACAAGATACGTATGCAGTTGAGAACTTAATACGTGCTAACGACCCAGCTATAATAGTTTATGATATGATAGATAAGATAAGGGGATTTAAAAGTGAAGCTAGGACTGACCTAGCACTAGAAGAGATGTACTCCTGGGCCAGGGAGATAGGTGTCAAGTATGATGCTGTCGGCCTAGCTACATCACAGATAAGTAATGAGGGAGACAACCTTTCATTCCCGTCACTGGGTATGTTAAAGGATAGTAAGACAGGCAAGCAGGGAGCATGTGACTTCCAGCTAATGATAGGCGCTTTGAATGAGCCGTCCTATGAAGGCTATAGATACTTAGGTCTACCAAAAAACAAGCTACGTAGAGAAGGTGCAGCGAGCTGCCCTAGGTCTACAGTAGCATTTAAACCCCAGATAGCACGCTTCGAGGACTTACCTATTGAAGCAGCGAACTTAGATTAGGAGATTAACATGGGAAAAAGAAAAGATTGGACGGATAAAGAGTTGGCTGATGCTGTTAAGGAATCTAATGGTAACTTAACACAAGCAGCTAGTAAACTTAATCATATATACAAGTCCTTTATAAGAGCAGGAGAACGTAGTAAGGTATCAAGACAGAACCTTCAGACTTGGATTGACCCAAGCGAAGACTTGTCTGAGCTATCAGATAACTTCTCATTACAGAAAACTAATAGGAAGTTGATGCTAACTAACACAAAGCTGCGAAGGAATTTAAAGGCCGCTGAGACCATTGCTGTGACAAAGGATACAGTACTGCTAGAAATCAAAAAAGCTGCTCAGGAAGCATCCTTGAGGTCTCTAGGCCCTATCCAGTTACGACCTAACAACTCTAAGGGTAAGGGTATAATCATTGAGCTACTCTTCTCTGACTTACAGATAGGTAAGCTGATGTCTGGGTATGATTCTGATGTAGCCTATCGCCGTGTTCAGGAATGGATTACTGTAGCGATGCAGCGTATCGAACAGTACAAGACCCTGGGCTATAAGATAGATGGTATAACTCTGGCATTGTTAGGAGATATTATTGAGTCTGATAAGAAACATGGGTTGCAATCTGCCAGAGCTTGTGATATAGGAACAGCTGACCAGATTAAACGCAGCATAGATATACTATATAATGTAGTGCTGCGAGAACTAGCTACAGTGAACGCGCCTATGAAAGTTATATGTATCACAGGGAACCATGACTGGGATGGACACGGCTTGTTTATGTTTAAGCCAGGGAGAGAGCAGCTGTCATGGCCGCTGTATCATGCATTGAAAGCTATGTGTGAGATAAGTGACATGGATGCTGAGTTCATTATACCTGAGGGAGCATTCCACGTACATGATATCTATGGAACTAAGGTTCTTTATGAACATGGTGTAGGTGTTGGAGCTGGGTATACTCAGATGAAGAACCACCTAGCTAAAAGAACTGACCAGTTAAAAACGTACATCACTCTGTTTAGAATGGGTGACAAACATAACATATGTCAGTTCAATAACAACAGGTATGTAGTCAACGGTGCATTCTTTGGTGACAGCAGACACGGAGAAGAGTACTCAGGTATCGTAGGGTATGATGGTGAACCTGCTCAGATTATGTTCGCCCACGTAAAAAGAAAGGATAACAGAAGAACAACTATCTTTGATAGTTTTGCAATTCAGTTAGGACATATTGACTAATGGATATTTATGACTATATAAATAGTAACCTTGAGAATGACTTAAGGAAACAAGGGCGAGTTGCCCGTATCTCTGGCATAGGTAGAGAGGATGAGATTATACTATGCGAGACTGAGGCAGAGCCTCTTGAATATCAAATAGAAAAAGTAATACATGAATTAGAATTAGAATATAGTAACACATATTTTGTGATAAAAATTTTGGAGGAGTAAATGTACTTAGTGTTCGATAGTGAGACCCAGATACATAAGAAGTATAAGCGTACTGCTAATCCTTTCATACCTGAGAACTACGTAGTAGCTAGGGGATGGAAGAAAGAAGGAGATGCACAGAACTCTGTGCAGTTCTACAAACCTTCCCAGGATAACTGGTTAGTGATTGACGATGATGTAACTGTACTAGTAGGACACAACATTAAGTTCGATTTACTTTACGAGATGCAAGCTGGCAACCCTTACCTACGTGATTTCTATAAACGTGGTGGTAGTATATGGTGTACGCAGTACGCTGAGTACTTATTGAATGCTATGCAGCGACAGTATCACATGAATTCTATGGATAGTATTGTAGAAACTTATGGAGGTAGAAAGAAAATAGATGGAATGAAAGCCTTGTGGCAATCAGGAGTACAGACCGCAGACATTGACCCAGAGCTAGTCAAAGATTATTTGATTGGTACTGAGGCTGAGGGCAGGAACTCAGGCGACATAGGCAACACGGAACTAATATACCTTGGGCAACTTAAATCTGCCCAGACACTAGGCATGACAGAATCATTACGATTACGTATGGATGGACTTGCAGCAACAACTGAGATGGAATACAATGGGCTTAAGGTATGTACTACCACAGCCAAGAAAGACTTATCACTTCTCAATGACCAACTGAAAGCTGCCAAGAAAGACCTGAGTAAATACATAGCAGATATACCTGAGGAAGTAGGATTCAAGTGGTCCTCTACCGTATGTAAGTCTGCCATAATATATGGTGGTTCAATACGCTACCGTGTACGTGATACCTACTTAGACGAGAAGACAGGTAAACTAGCAAGACTCAAGGCTACAGAGAAGTGGCCCCTAGTTAATGCAGTCCCTGTAAAACCAGAGCTGCTAGGTACACAAACACAAGATGTATTTCTGTCAGGCAAGAACAAGGGCAAGCTTAGGTTCAAGAATGTAGCTGTGAAGGGAGAGCTAAAGACTAAGCTACAAGATAGATACTATGACTTGCCAGGATATGTTAACCCTACTGAGGTGGGTGCTGAGAAAACTAAGAACACTGATGGCAGGGGTAATGTACTTTACTCAACTGATTCAGAGACAATGATTATGTTAGGTAACTCAGACGTACCCTTCCTTAAAGCGTTAGCTGAGAAGATTAGATTAGACAAGGAGATAGGTACTTACTACGTGACTGTGGATGGTAATGGTATCATGAAAGGTATGCTGACTTGCGTAAGTCCTGAGGATAATGTCCTACACCACATGCTTAACCATACTACTACAGTAACAAGCAGACTATCTAGTTCTAATCCTAACTGTCAGAACATACCGAAGTCACCTTCGCGTGTCAAAGCTATGTTCGTATCCAGATTCAAGGACGGTATGGTTGGCGAGATAGATTACTCCCAACTAGAAGTTGTAGTCCAAGGGCTGCTTACTAATGACAAGCAGCTAGTCTCTGACTTGATTAACCGTGTAGACTTTCACTGCAAGCGTGTATCCGCTAAGTTTAATATAGACTACAAGGATGCTGTGAAGTGGTGTAAGGATGAGACTGACCCGAACTACAAGACATGGCAGCCACGCAGACAAGGTGCTAAGGAGTTTAGTTTCCAACGTACCTATGGCGCAGGGGCTAGTACCATTGCACTATCAACAGGTATGTCCATTCAGGATGTAGAAGAGTTGATAGAGGCAGAGAATAAACTCTACCCAGGCGTTATCAGTTTCAATGCTGAGGTAGAGCGTACAGTTACTGCAACTGCTGAGGGATTCAGAGACCCCCTCATGGGATACCGAGCATTCAGGAGAGGCGAGTGGCAGTCACCCACGGGTACAATGTACTCATGGAGAACATATGATGCACCATCCTTTCTCAAGAAGCGTGGTATCATAGACACGTTCAGTCCACCTGAGCTTAAGAACTATCCTGTTCAAGGCACAGGGGGTGAGATAGTACAGCTAGTACTAGGTAAACTATGGCGTTACTTCATGAAGAAAGATAACTGGGATGGTAAAGCATTCCTAGTTAACACAGTGCATGACTGTGTATGGTTCGACATGGATGCGTCAGTCGCAGAAGAAGTCTTAAAGACTGCTAAAATTATTATGGAAGGAGTACCAACTTATCTAAAGAAACATTTTAACATAGACTGTCCTGTCCCATTCCCTGTGGATGTAGAGATGGGTAGGAATATGTTAGACCTACATCACTTAGAAGCTTAATGCTTCTCTATAGAGAACGTAAGTTTCTCTTAATTAAAACCAATTATTATATAACGGAGCTAATATGACTAACTCATTACTAAACGACATTAAAGAACTAGCATCTTCTGGTTCATTAGAAAACCAAACAGTAACTAAATCTGCATACGTAAGACCTGTAACACCTGAGGGTGTAACTACAGCTAGGCTTATAGGGTATGTTGAATTAGGATACCAACCTCAGAGACCTTATCAGGGACAAGAGAAACCTGATGCACCTATGGTAACATTAACATGGGAACTCAATGGACCAGCCTACATGAAGAATGTAGCTAAGGATGGGGAAGCTGAGAAGATAGTACCAACAATTCACAGAGAAACAATTAAGCTTTCTACTAATGAACGTGCTAAGTACTTTAAACTGTTTAATAAAATGCGTAGACCTAACTCGGATGTCGTTCACATGGCACAGATGGTAGGGTCAGGATGTATAATAAGAATAAAACATAACACCTCAAAGAAGGACCCTAGTATTAAGTACGCTAACATCTATACTCCTGTAGATGGTTGGATGGTTTCACCACCTATCGAAACATCTGCAGCTACTAATGAGACTAGAGAAGTCCCTGTACCTGCTGCTGTCGGACCATTACAAGTATTCCTTTGGTCTGCACCTAGCATGGACCAGTGGAACTCACTGTACCAAGACGGTACATATACCAGAAAGGTTGATGGTGTTGATGTAGAACTAAGCAGAAACTTCGTACAGTTTAAAATACTAGGTGCATCTAACCTAAGTGGTTCTAAGCTAGAGAGTATGCTGATTGAGAACAATGCACTCAAGACTACACTAGAGGCTAAGGCTATATCAGACTCGGCTTACAACAACACTAAGCCTGTTGTAGTAGAGACCCCTGCCCCTGTAGCAGTAGCTGCAGCAGCGGAGGATAATCCTCTAGAGTTACTTGGCCTTGCATAATGACTAACTTGCTAGACCAGATAGACTTCTCTGATTTAGATAACAACGTACACTCTATGGTCCTGGGCAGTTATGCTGCTCAGGTTCCAGGGAGAGTTGCACATATAGATGCTGACTTCATAGCGTATCAAGTAGCCTGTGAGACAAGAGATGAGCTCGATGGATTGAAACCCAGGAGAACTCTGGAGCAGATGAAAGAACAAGTCAGGTCTATAGCAGATTATCAAACTAAATTAGTAGGAGCAGAGAGCTATGTATTATATATCACTCCACCAGCCTCGACTAAGGGCGGACGGTCCGATACTGCGGTTGCCAAGGAGTACCAGGGTAACAGGAAAGGACGGGTTAAACCTGAACACCTTGATACCATTAGAGCCTACATGGGTGAATCTTTGCCTTCTAACATCTCCCTCAATCAAGAAGCGGATGATGCTTTATGTCAGGCGATGTATAAGGCAATGGAAGAAGGCAATCCAGACCTTCATGTCCTCTGTTCTAAGGACAAGGATTTAAATATGGCCCCAGGATATTACTGGGATTACAATGAACAACTAGTACTTAACTGTGAAGATACATTCGGATGGATAGGATTAGATAGAAGTAAGAAGTCACCTAAGGTAGTGGGTAGAGGAACTAAGTTCTTCTGGGCGCAGCTGTTAATGGGTGACGCTGCAGATAACATATTAGGATTACCTAGCTACCATGAGAACGGTAGAGACCATAAGTGTGGTCCTGTTACTACATACAACTTCTTGAAGGATGCTAAGTCAAACATAGAATGCTATGACATAGTAAGAGATTTATATAAAGGAAGTAAACATGAATGGATTAATTGGAGAACTGGTAGCAAGACTACTTGCTATCATAGTTTGTATGGTGATGCTAATAGCCTATGGCTTTTACGTTATCCTGGCTGACAGTATCGATGCTTTTCTACGGGAGACTCTGGAGGAGAAAGAAAAATGAAATACGAGAAACTGAGAACAAGCCAGATAAAAAGCGTGAGAGCTTTACTATTAAAGAAACAAAATAATACTTGTCCTTTATGTGAAGGTAAGATAGGTACAGCTAGGTCAAAGAAGAGACCTGCTTTAGACCATGACCATACTACAGGTATAATACGTGACGTGTTATGTATCAACTGTAATGGTATGGAAGGTAAGATATGGAACCTGCTTAGACGTATGAAGAAAGGAGAGGCTAGAAATATTTTAAGTAAGCTACTTGAATATTACGAGCGTCATGACCATATGCCACATGGACCTATACTACATCCGACACATTTAACTGACGCAGAGAAGAGAGACAGACGTAACTTAAAGCAGCGCAAGAAAAGAGCTGAGGCTAAAAGGAACAAGTAATGAAAACCATAGGAGAGCAACTAGACTGGGAGCACAACATGGCTACTCGCGGAGTCGAAAGATTCCGCAAGCAGCAAGCTGAAGCTACTGAGTCTAGAGGACACGAGACTTCTGCTGGCAGCAGACTTCTCAAGTCCTACGTCATAACTATATCAGATAGAATTGCTCTTTACTTAGAGGGCAAGCACCCTGAAGGTAGACGTAGGAACAAGTTCAGTAAGTTACTGGACACAATAGATACAGATAAGGTTGCTATGATAGCCTTAAGGAATGTTATAGCATCCGTGTTTAAGAATGGTACAGGTATAGCAAGCATATCTATTCAGATAGGTAGGCAGTGTGAGGACGAGCTGCGCTTAACCAAGTTTCAAACAGAGTACAAAGAATACTACGATAGTCTTATACGAGACATGCAGCGTAAGAACATAGCTAACTACAGGCACAAGAGAACTGTACTTACTGCTAAAGGTAAGGACAGAGGATTACTGTGGGAGAGTTGGTCAGAGCAAGATGCCTTTGGTGTTGGTGCTCTGGTTATATCTTTGCTCATGGAAGTGTGTGACTTAGTAGAGCGCAATGATGCCCCTGCTAGTAAAGGCTACATGAAGGGACAATCTATGTTAGTGCCTACTCAAGCATGTTTAGATTGGATATCTAATCATGATGAGGTAGTAGAGCTAACTAGTCCAGATAGAATGCCTTGCATAATACCACCAGCTAATTGGATATCGGTAACAGATGGAGGCTTCTGGTCTCCTAACCTACGTAAGAGAACGCCTTTGATTAAGTCTAAGCTTATGAGTAAAGAGCGAGAGATTATGTATGCTGAGGCAGATATGCCTGGAGTATTGAATGCAGTTAACACAATGCAAGCAACTGCTTGGAGAATTAACACTAGAGTTAAGGCTGTGTTAGATGAGGTATGGGCTAAGAACTTGGGCTGTGGTATGCCACGCTCTGAGCCTTATGTATTCCCACCTTGTCCCCTAGAGGAGCACCAGATAGCATCTGAGCTACCTTACGATAGCCCTGAGCTTGCTATGTTCAATGAATGGAAAGTAGTTACTAGAGAGCTGCATACCCAAGAGAAAGAACGAGTAGCCAAGAACCTAGCCCTCATACGTACTATGAGACTAGCTAGAGAGATGGAGAAGCATGATAACTTCTGGTATGTATACCAGTGTGACTTCCGTGGTAGAGTATACGCAGCTAGTGCTGGGTTAACTCCGCAGGGTACTGACCACAGTAAAGCTTTGATTGAGTTCAGTACAGGCGATGCCTTGACTGATGAGAATGGGCTACGCTGGTTCATGATAAACGGTGCTAACAAGTACGGTAATGATAAGGTAAGCTATGAAGATAGAGTTGCTTGGGTACAAGATAACAAAGACTTCATTATAGAATGCGCTAATGACCCTATAAGTAACAGAGGTTTCTGGGCTAACTCAGACAAGCCTTTCCAGTTCCTTGCTTGGGTATTTGAATGTGCTGATATGTTTAAGTTGAGTAACCCTTATGAGTTCGTATCTCACTTACCTGTAGCACTAGATGGTAGCTGCAATGGACTACAACACTTCTCTGCTATGCTATCAGATGAAGTAGGTGGTAAGTCAGTTAACCTATCCCCTAACACTTTACCTGCTGATATATATCAGGACGTAGCTAACGTGTGTTACGCTAAACTATTAGACCGAGCAAAGCTAGGAGAGGCTCCTGCTATCAACTGGCTAAAGGCTCTAGGTCCAGGAGGTATGTCACGTAAGCTACCTAAGAAACCTGTAATGACCCTGCCTTATGGGTCAACTCAACAGGCATGTACTACTAGTATATACAACTACGTGACTGACAATCTTTCAGATAAGTTCGATAAGAATACATTCTTTAAACATTCTATATACCTTAACCCATTGCTATGGGCCTCTATAAACGAGGTAGTTATAGCAGCTAGGGCAGCTATGGATTGGATACAAGAGTGCAGCGTTATACTTGCTAGGAAGAATATACCATTGAAGTACTACAGTCCATTAGGATTCCCTGTACTACAAGCTACACAGAAGTACAAGTCTAAACAGATACGTACACAAATCAATGGTAACTTACAAGTAAGAGTAGCTACTTACACAGACCAGTTAGATACTAGGAAGCAGCGTCAGGGCAGTAGTCCTAACCTAGTACATCATGTGGATGCTTGTCATATGATGATGGTTGTCAATGCGTGTTCAGGTAACGGAGTATCTAACTTCGCTATGATACATGATGACTTTGGTGTACCAGCTAAGTATGCAGCAGACCTACAGAAGAATATAAGGCAGCAGTTTGTAGCACTGCATAACTACAACGACGTACTACAAGACTTTAAACAGCAACATGAAGACGTTTATGACGTAGAATTACCGAGTTTACCTAATAGAGGAAGCTTGGATATAACGGAGGTACTTAACTCAGACTACTTCTTTAATTAACTTAGTGCTTCTCTATAGAGATATAACGAAAGGAGGTATTATGTCCTATGCAGATTTATCTAAGGACGACCAGATACTTACCGCTATTAAATTTATAGCTGTAGGCTCTGAGATACCTTTAGAGTTACAAGAAGAATTAGGTTCTGAATTAGTTTACGAGGTAAGTAATCCTATCAAAGGAGACTGATTTGAAAATAGAATCAAAGACTACAGATGGACACGTTAGCCAGTCGGTTAGACGTATCCTGACATTTATGACTGCGCCCTCTACCTTACAACGAGGTGATGGTGAGTTTGGTATAGGCTCTGAACATGCTAAGGCTGAAATAAGAGCTGCATTGTCAGAAGTATTAGGGAGATATCCGTGGTACGAAGGGCCTTAGTATCAGACGTAGACCATATATTAGATATCGCAGAGGTATTTAATGATGACTATGGACTACCAGAAATAAATAGAGAAAGAGCGCGTATAACCTTATTAGGTTTTATTAAACATGGTGTAGTGTTCTGTTCAGGTGCTGGGGCTATAGTAGGCATGACCTACAAAGACCCCTTCAGAGACAGGACCCTGCTACTAGAGATAGGGTGGTACGCTGATGGTGAAGGAATGACTGGAGTTAAGTTACTTAACACATTCATTAAGGAAGCCAAGAAATTAAAGGTAGATGCAGTTATTATGAGCACCTTAAGCAACAGTGACTTACGAATAGGTAAGCTGCTACAGCGACAAGGCTTCTCGGTATCTGAAACATCCTACACTTTAGAACTAGGAGGACATATAAAATGTCTGTTATAACAGGACTACTTGCTGCAAAGCAAGCTAAGAAAGCTAGAAAAGAACAAGAGCGAGCCAACCAAGAAGCAGAGACAAGGGCTATAGAAGCAGCTGCTTTATCTGAGACCCAGGAAGATACTGGTGCGGATATAATATTTGGTGCAGCTAAAGGTGGACGGACGTTACTACGTAGACGCCCGACACAAGGCCCAACAACAGGTCCCAGACCAAGAGTTATGGGCTTAGGTGGCTTAGGTGGGGGAGACCCTGTCAGAGGCTATAACAATATGAGGCTGCTATGAGTACTTATCCAAGCCCTAAGGGAAACATTGGTCAAGTCTGGATGCAGATGTACCAAGAGAAAGGTGACTTACTAGAGCGCAGTGAGGCTTATGCTAGATGGACTCTAGCTAATATACTTCGGGCTGATAGAGAGACACACCAACAGAATACAGAGATGACTAAAGGTTCTGTGATGATGGGAGCTAAGTGGGTTAATCACTTAGCCAATAGAATAGTAGATGTACTGTTCCCCTTATCCAGGCCATTCTTTACTGTAGCTATAACTCCTAAAACTAAAACTGCTTTGGAGCAAGAGAATACTCCAGACCAATTAGCTGCTGTTAAAGAGCAGATAAGAGAAGCTACTACTAGGATAGAAGAAGAGGCTATAAGAAACCTTAGACTAGTAGAATACAGACCTGTAGCCATTGAAGCATGTAAGCATCTTATTATTACAGGTAATGCTTTACTTAGAAGAATGCCGTCAGGCAAAAGAATACTGTACTCTATTGACCGCTATGGAATTAGACGTGATATAGAGGGTAATGCCATTGAAGTTGTACTATATGACCGAAAGAAGTATTGTACCTTTGACCCAGAAATGCAAGCTATGATTAGAGAAGTGCATCCTAAGGTTAAAGATGATGACAAGATGGAATTATTATCTCATTATAAACTGGAAGCTGATGGACGCTGGTGCTTTAAACAAGAAGTAGAGGGTGTAGCTATAGGTAAACAGATTAAGTATGTTAAGAAAGACTTTGACTTACTTCCTCTAGCCTGGAACTTACCTTCTGGTTTTCATTATGCTACTGGTTTAGTAGAAGATAACTCTACTACATTCCATAAGCTAGATGTAACCACAGAGGCTCTTACAGATATGGTAGCTATTGCAGCTGACATTAAGTTCTTTGTTAGACCAGGCTCTGCCTTAGGTTTACAACTAAGAGAACTTAATAATGCACAGCGAGGTGCTTACTTTGCAGGTAATGCAGAGGACATAGCTGTACCAGAGATTAACTTACGTGGTGACTTAGATACCATAGCTAATATAGTAGCTAAATGGGAGGGTGATTTATCCAGAGTATTCTTATTATCTAATGTACGTGATGCGGAACGTGTTACTGCAGAGGAAATAAGGCTTGTAGCCAGAGAACTAGAAAGTTCCTTTGGTGGATTGTATTCTCAACTTGCTTTACAATGGCAACAGAAAGAAGCTGATTACGCTTTATCTAAAATGAACATAGGTTCTGTAGGTAATCTTGATGACCAGTTTGAAGTACTAGTTACTACAGGTCTAGAGAGTTTATCCAGAGAAGGTCAGATTGATAACTTAAGATTAGCTATCAGTGACTTACAGATGTTAGAAGCTGTACCTCAAGAGATTAGGTCTATATTTAATCCAAGTAGGTTCGGACAGTTTATCTTTGTAAACAGAGGTGTTGCGTTAGCAGACTTCCTGAACACTCCTGAAGAGATGCAAGCTATGCAGCAACAGGAGCTAGAGATGGCTGGTAGACAAGCTGAGATAGATACTGCTGCTAACGTAGCACAGTATGCTGGTAAATCAGAAATAGATAATATGGACGGTCAACAATAGGAGAGTATATGACTGATGAAAGTAACCCACATTCAAATATTTCAACTGAAGAGCGTAAAGCTGCTGAGGTAGCTGAACAAGCAGCTGCTAAAGAAACCCCAGTTGAAGAAGCCCCAATACAAGCTGTGTCAAATACAGAGGCCAAGGATAAACCCGTAGACCCTGAAGCAGACGCAGCCTTGGTAGAAGATGATAAAGAGGAAGGAAAGCCTGACGATGGTGAGGCTCCTCTTGATACACAAGCTTGGGGAGATACAAATAGCGAAGTAGGAAATAGTGTTCTGAGATTAATACAGAACGCTGGAGGAACACCCGAACAGGCGAAGGCATTATTGTTTGACGCTGTACGGGATAATGATATGTCTAAGATAGACAAAGCAGAGCTTACTAACTTAGTAGGTGAATCAAATGCTACAATCATTATGTCAGGTGCAGCCTCCTATGCTACAGAGATAGCTGCTAAAAACGTAGAGATAGCTAAGACAGTTAATGAAGCCGTAGGTGGCGCAGCTAACTGGGAAGCTATACAGAACTGGTCAGACAATTCTGACTTGCCTGATGCAGAGAAAGCAGAGTACAATGAACTCTTATCTGCAGGAGGTGCTAAAGCTAGGTTCGCAGCTACAGAACTATTAAATAAATACAATGCCGATTCTGGCAACACACAAATTACGGACACAAACCGAGTTGACCCTGATGTTGATACAACTACCCAGTCCGAAGCTATAACTGCACGCGAATATTATAAGCGTATGGCTATGGCAAACCGTAAAGGTCAAGATACAACAGCTATAAAAGCGGCAAGAGCAAAAGGCCGTAAGCTAGGTATCTAACCTATAAACTGGGAATAATCCCACAACATTAAATATAAGGAATTAATATGCCTATCCCTTCAGACTCAACTCACTTGAGTGCTCAGGCTACGTCAGAAATGATTGAAGAGTATGCTGGCGCAGTGGATTCACAATTCGCTAAGTCGTCCATCATGCGTGGCTTCGTAAACATAGATAACCTACAAGGTACAGACACAAAGATTAAGCGTCGTGTCGGACGTACTGTTCTTAAGAAGGTAGTAGCTGGTGTAAGACCCGATGCTGCTCCAACTTCATTCGGACGTACAGCCGTAACAGTCGATACGATTTCATTAGCTCGCGATAACCGTGACCTATTGAATGAGTTCCAAACAGACTTTAACGCACGTCAACAGTTAGGTATGGACCACGGTAAAGAACTCGGTAAACTATTTGACCAAGCTCATATTATCGCAGCTATCAAAGGTGCAGCAGCGGCTGCTCCAACAGATGCCGATGGTACTAACTATAACGGTGCATTCGGTGCAGGTTCAACAACTACAATGGCCGCATCTAATGATGACCTAGACCCAACTAAATTCTATGAAGCTATTGCTGCACAGATAACAGCTATGGAAGAAGAAGACATTGACATTGAAGAATGCGTTGTGTTCGTGCGTCCAACATATCAAGACGTACTACTTAATAATGACAAATTACTTAACCGTGATTTCTCTTCAGACAACGGTGACTTTGCAAATGGTACATTCAGGACTCTTAAAGGTGTTCCGATTGTGTCTACTACCAGAATACCAACTGCTGCTATTACTGGTCATGTAATGTCTGACGCTAAGAACTCTAACTTCTATGACGTAACTGCTGCAGAAGCTAGAAGTAAAGCTATCATTATGCACCCTAAAGCTCTATTCGCTGCAGAGACTATACCATTAACTTCTAAGGTATACTACGACGATAAAGAACTTCAGTGGTTCATCGATTCATACTTAGCATTCGGTGTTAACTATGACAGACCAGATTGCGCTCGCGTAGTCCGTTCATTCGACTAAATAATTAACGAGGCTCTCCTGTTTATTCGGGAGGGCCTTTTTTTGTTTTATAGATTCCTGGGCTTTTGCTCTCCGTGGGTTCGGGAATCTTTACAACAAAAAAGAAAGGAACTACTATGCCTACAACGGCCAACATTAAACTGAGTTTAATAAACAGTATGTTACGTACAATAGGTTCTGCTCCCTTAGCTGGAGAAGACACGTCACATCCTGATTACATTACAGCCAACGCTGTACTAGAAGAAGTCATAGAAGATTTCTCAAGTAAACCGCTATGGTTTAACAATTCAATAGAAACTCTATCACAAGATAACACGGGTAGGATTCCAGTACCGTCTAATGCTGTAGCAGTTGACCCCACAGATGGGTCTAATCTAGCTGTCGCGGGTAACTTCTTATACAATGTAGATAAGAGAACAGACATTATAGGTAAAGATGTAGAGTGCTACGTTCACAGAGAAATAGAACTAGCGCTTATGCCCAGGGAAGCCCTTAAGTTTATTAGGGCAGCTTGTAGATTTAAGTTCTATGCAGACGAAGATGGTGGTATGCAGAAGTTACAAGTATATGCTCAGGCTGCACAGTTGTCAGAGCTAGAACTTAACTCTGTAAACATAGCACGTATGGATATGAACTTCTTTGCCTCAGGCTCTGGAAGAACATTCTTTATACCTAGACCCTCTAACTATCAACACATTGGTAGTAGTGCTGGTTCAGGTGGAGTTAAAACAATATTTCAAACTAGCTAGGAGAAGTCATGGCTGATACAAATACATTAGGAAGCATGTTGCAAGGTATTAGCCAGCAACCTCCTCACATAAGACGCGATGGTAAAGTAACAGAACAAGTTAACTTAATGTCAGACGTTGTAGAAGGAATAAAAACTAGACCAGGTTCTAATTTACTTGGTATTGTAGAAGAAAATGTTTCATCAAGTTCTTCAACTATTATATCTAAACCTGGAGCAGAGCTTCCTATTATAGTATCTCCAAAAATTGATACTACTGGAAAGTACTATACTTTTACCATAGAAGGTACTGTATATCAAATAGGTATTAGCGTAAATGGTATAGAAATACTTAATCAAAACGGAGAAGTACTAAACGTAAGTTTAACTACAGCAGCCGACAACTACTTATCAGATAGCGAAAATGACTTATCTGTATATGTTTATGACAACGGTGAAGAAACTGTTGCGTATGTTTTAAATAGAAACAAAATAGTCGCTATGGATAACAGTCCTGCTACTATTGCAGCCCAAGAAGCTGAGGTAATAAAGGACGTAGGGCTAGTTACATCTCTAGGTGGACAGTTCTCACATACTTATACAGTAAATGTATCAGCTGATAATAACGTAAACTTCAGTGGGTCATATACAACACCTAACGGAACAGGCACAGGTCACGCAAGTCAAACAACCTCTGACTACATTGCCAGCCAGTTGAAAATTTCTTTAGCAGCATCTGCTCCTGCAGGTACTGTTGTACTAGTAAGCGGTTCTGTTGTATCTATTACAGGTCTTCCTGGAATAACTATTACAGTATCAGATGGTGAAGGGGGTGCTACATTAGTAGAATCAAGTAACGTAGCTAAGAACACCGACAAGTTAGCTAACACAGCACCACACGGTACGCTAGTTAAAGTACATGGATTAGACGGAACAGCAGATGATTTCTGGATGCGTTTTGAATCTAACTACACTAATACAGTAGGCTCTGGATTTGGAGATGAGGGTATATGGAGAGAGTGGTATAACGTATCCGAAGCAGCAGCTTTAGATGCTGGAACTATGCCTATGAGAGTTACTCCTACTACAGGTACATACGACATGGCTATAGATGTAGCTGAATGGGTTCCTAGACGCACAGGTGAGGAAGAGACTAATCCTAAACCTGCTTTTGTAGGTAAGAAAATAAAAGATATAAGTGGCTTTCAATCTAGACTTGTTACTGTAGCAGGACCTGTTACTAACTTCTCTGTTACTAATGAACCAACAGACTTCTTTAAGAACTCTGCTGTGGCTGAGATAGCAACTGACCCGATAGAAATAATATCAACAACTGCTGATGAGTTCAGTCTTTTGTATATAGTACCTTTTGATAGGGACTTAATATTGTTTGGGGATAAAGTACAGTTCCTTGTTCAAGGTGGTAGTGCATTAACTTCATCTAACGCTTCATTAGTACAGACAACTGCTTACGATATACAAGATGGCGTTAGACCTGTAGCTACAGGTAGAACAGTTCTGTTTCCATTCTCTATAGGAGAATACGGAGGAGTAAAAGAGTTCTATACATCTGGTAACATAGAGTCTAATCAAGCTGTATCCATTACAGCTAGTGTACCTAAACTTATAGTAGGTGATATAGAGCAAATGAAGTACTCTGATACTGCAGATACTTTATTTGTAAGGACTAGTTATAATAAATGGACTTTATATGGCTATAAACAGTTATGGGATGGCGAAAAGAAATTACAATCTGCATGGTTTAAATGGGAATTTCCTGGGGAGATAGTTAACTATTACTTTGATAAAAATAAGTTATATGTATTACACTTTAAAGGTGGAATAACTAGCCCTCATAACGGAGAACTTCTTCAAGTTGTATTAGACTTAGATAGTCCTAATGCAAATGGGCTAGAGTATCCTTTAGCTTTAGATTCATATGAAATATATGATGGTACTGGTACTCTTGACTATGGTGTTACAATGGGCAGAACTAATATGCCTAATGATACATCCTCCCCGTATGGAGATGTATACTCTGTATATCAATTCTTAGATAACAACCTAGTTATTATACAAGGGGCTGGGTGTGATAGTCCAGGGCAACCTGCAGAACATTTAACACCTACTGCTAGTGCATCTAATACTTATACAAATGGTACTCCTATGTGGTATGACTATAAGTTTCCTATTGCTACTGTACCTAAGAACTCTACACTATACGCAGGTTATGATATAACCTCTACATTTAAACCTACTATGCCGTTTATACGTGATAGTAATAACATAGTAATAAGATTTATAAGGTTAGTTATATCTAAGTTTATAGTTCATTTTAACAACAGTGGTCCTATGACTGCTACCGTAGGTAGTAAATATAGAAGCGCATCTGCACAGATAACATCTGTACGTACTTTGTCTAACGATGGAGTAGGATTAGCGTTTGACCCAGACGACCCTGAGGGGGACGGAATAAAGAGTGGAAGTTTTGATGTTCCTTTTAGAGAACAATCAGATATTTCTGAATTAACAATTACCGCTAATGGTGGTGTACCTATTAACATAAATGAAATAGAATGGGTAGGCCAAGTTCGTGGAGGCAGAAGGAGGATATAATGTCTGCAGCAGCAATAGGACAAGCTTTAGTTGGAGCTGGTACAGCTTTAACAAATCATCTTCTAGCTAGAGAACAAACTAAATTACAAAGAGAGTTTCAACGTCATAAGAACGCTGTGTTAGGTTTAAATGCTAACTTACAAAGAGATGCTTTAGAACTTAAAGAAATAGACGCGAGACAAGCTGACCGAGACTTGAGCGAACAAATCCAAATGCAGAGTATGGCACAGAAAGCCCAGGCTGAAGTGTCTGCTGCTGCTGCTGGTGTTACGGGTGGTTCAGTTGAAGCAGTAATGACAGGTTTAGAGCGTAGTGCTATGAGAGCACAGGCAGCTAGAATGGAAAATACTTCTAGCCTCTTTAGACAGTTAGGTCAACAACGTAGAGACATTAACGTAGGACAAATACTAGGAGAAGACAGGACAGTTATACCTGGACCTAGTGTAGGTAGTTTATTATTAAGTATGGGTACAAGTGCTCTTCAGGGTTATGCAAGCCAAAAAGAGTTTGGAAGTAAATTATTAAATAGCTTCTTTACCCCAACAACAGAAGGATAAATAGTTATGGCTACAAGAAGAGAAGAAGTAGATGATAAACTAAAAGGAGCAATCCAAAGAGAATCTAGAGTTCAAAATGCACCTGCTTTTACTTCAGGTACATCACAAGGACCCTTAGTTAATCAAACAACCTTACAGGCTTTAAATACTGTAAGCAACTTTACAACTGGCGCAGCTAAAAATTACATTAATACTAAAAATAAAGAAGCATCATTAAGAGGGCAAATTGCTGCTAGACAAGGACAATCATTAGAATCTTTAAAGTTAGAAGAAGGAGCTAATAAATACGCTCTTGAAGGCTGGAGAGTAATGTCTGCAAACACTAGTATATCTTCTCTTATATCAGAATTAGATGTTGAGTTGCAACAAAAAGATTATTCAATGTCTTCTGAAGACTACGCCTCTTATTTAACTAAAAAAATAAGTAAGCTTTCAGAAGATGAATACGGTTATCCAATAGACCCTAGACTATCTCAAATGATGAATGAGGGAATGAATAAACTCTTACCTGGTTTAGTTGAAAAGCATACGCAGCTTCATGTAGATTATAATAGAGGCATAACTAAAGGAAACTTTACATCTGCGGTAACTTCTTTATTAGGAAAAGGTCCTGTAACCGAAGAGGTTATTAATGATGGTATGGATAATATTATTAAAACGGGTGCTCTTTTAAGTAAGAAAGAACAAAATAATTCTATAAAAGAGTCTATATTTAATAGCCTTTTAAATGGTTCTCCTGATGTATGGAGAAATCTTAAACAGTTTAATAAAGTTACTGATTTAAACTTGACTTCGTCAGAGCTACAAAGTATTAATGAGCAATATAAAGCACAGCAATCTAGAGCATACTCAGAGGCAGGAATAGATTTTTATCAAAAAGAACAGGCAATACTAAAGTCTGGAGAAACTGGTAGAAAAACTGCAGAGGATATTTCTAATGAATTAGAAGAACACTATTCAAAACATTCTTTAGATTATGATGTTCTTTTTAATGAAAGGGCTATTGCTATAAAAGGCATTTCTGACGAAGCCGCCGTTAGTAAAATGGATACTGCTAGAGTACAAAACGCTTTGATAACTGGAAACAATTTTGCTTTATATGATACTCTGGAATACCAGCTAAATATACCTAAAGATAAATTAGAGAGTATTGCAGACGGTACTAGTGGTATTAATGTAAAGTTTCATTCAGGGCCAGGTAAAGAAGAACAAAACAAGCAATTTTTATATGCAAGTATACTTTCTAAAAATTATTCGACTGAAGATATTAATAAGTTTTTAGAAAGTACAAGTTCTTTTCCTTTTAATACAGGTAAAAAAACCCCAGAGGGCAGGACTATATGGTCTAAAAATGGAGAAGTATTTTCTGAAAAAACTATTACAAAAGAGATTAATGGTTCTTGGTATAATATACCTACTGTAGATTCTTCTGGTAGAACTCTTTCTGACGGTGACGCTCTTAAAGCTGCAACATCCCAAGGAGAAAGTGTAGTAGACACTATTACTGGGACTACTTTAAAAGCATATAAAGATGTTAGTGCTGCCGTTAAAGCTGCTGAGGCTAGAAGCAACTCAATGCCTAAAATAAACGTAGATAACTCAAAAGATGAAGAAATGTTTGAGTTTATAAACACTAGGTTTAATAATATTTCAGGTTTTGATGAACCAACTAATGCTCAAGTTACTGAAGCTCTTAACGAAAATACTAAGACAACTAGTGATGCTATAACTGCACAAGCAAATGTTACTTTCGATACTAATATGCAAACAAGTAGAACTCTTTTTGAACAGGGTTTTATAACTGCCGAACAACATAGAGAAGATTATATTAAATACTCAAGTATTAAACACTTAGCATTAACTGAAGACAGACGTAAGTATTTTTCTAATTCTTTAGATATAATAAGTAAACAAGAGTTTAGTACTTATAAAAAAGAACAGCTCCAAAATATTACTACTCGAATGGAAATTTTAGATAGGCGACAAGATGCTATAAGAGCTAATATGTTTGCAAATGGTAATATTCCTACTGCACAAGAACTTAATGCTTGGTCTAATAGTTATACTGCTCAAATAGATGAAATTCTTAATGAGTCAGGCTTACATCGTAAACATCTTGATACCTTTAAAAGTTATCATGCTTCCCGAATAAAGACTGCATTAGCAATAGATACTAAAAATAATAGGCAGTATAGGTTAGCAACAGAGTTACATAGTCTTGGATTAACAGGGACAACTACAGGAGACTTAGACAATGTAGCAATATTAGATTCTGACTTTGCTAAAGAAGCAGAACTTAATGGATACCCAAGTGCAATACAAAAGTTTAATGGTTATTTTCCTGAATCTGTTGATTTTTCAAAAGACTTTAACGGAATTATTAATCTTCAAAATGCTGGTACTCTTTCAAAAGATGACCCTTCTTTTCAATACATGGAAGGTATGATAAACCAATACCAACAAGTTAGGCTTACAACCCCTGGACTTGCAGATGATTTTTTTAAAGATACTAATGCTAGACTACATGCTAGTGCTATAGCAACCTTTATGTCAGATACAGGTGCTACTTTTGAACAGGCATTTAACAGAGTAGTAAAAGCGTATAGTCTTAAAAGTCCTGAAGAAGTAAAAGCTATGGAAGCTAGAATAGATAACATATCAGATAAATATATAACTAAAGCTACTTATAATAGCGTATCAAAATTAGCTAAAAAAGCTTTTGATGATTTAACTAATAAAGATTACGCGCCTATAGGAACATTAGAAAGTCTAGAAGCTCTTACATTAGAAGCAATAGGGGCTTATGTAGCTTTGTATCCAGGAGCAAACGATAAAGCTGTTTTTGATTTGGCAGAAAGTTTTATAGGTAAACAAGTAGCTAAGGTAGGAGAAGGTATTATAGTAAATGATGGTATTGAAAACGGAACTTTAGCGAATCAATTCTTTGGCGCTCTTCAGGGCTACAGAGAAGGAGAAATTGGATATAGTAATTCAACTATACCTATAGCAGTTCATTCTTATATACTTACCCGAATGACTTCAGATAAACCAGAAGATAGAGAGTTTAAACTATTTGCAGATAAAAGTGGTAAATGGGAAGCAACTTTACCTGGAAATCTTGGTATGAAAGGTAACGATAATTGGATAGACATATTTTCCCAAGGGCTGAGGGGTACACGTAAATACAATGCTGTACTCAAAGATGGTATGTTGACACTTACAATTAATCCAGCGTATTCAAGTACTTTTACTCCTGAGACAGATTTAGGAAGTTTGTTTATAACAGTACCTGCTGCAGAAATAGGTGGGGCCTGGCATAGTAAAAGAACTCTTCGTACAATAGGACTTGCTACTGGTGCGTATGATAGTGAACAATACTTAAACGCATATGAAAAGTTAGGTACAATGCCTAAGTTTTAAACATATTTGAGGGGGCTATATGCCCCTTCTTTAATTTAAAGGAGGAGTTATGGCAACCCCAGGAAGATTAACAGAGTTAATCCTAGAAGATATAGAAAATCAAAAAGGTTTTAAAGAAAACTTTAAGATGGGCATGGACTTAACTGTTGGCTCTAATGTAATGGACAGGCTTAGAGATGAACAGGCAGGTGTTAGACAATTTAGAAAAGACAAAGGTCTTAACTTTATAGAAAAAAAATCACAAGAATTTGCTACTAGTTTTATAGCACAAAAAGGTGATGAGTTTGAAGGTATAACTGAACCAATAGCAGCTGTAATAAAAGGTTTTGGTTATGGAGCAGAAAGTTTAGCTACTATAGTAGACACTATTTTTGGTAGAACTGCGGAAGGAAACGACCCTGATTTTATTATAGCTGAACATATTGAGAGTTTAACAGCTAATATTCCTGAAAGATATCATGAATCTATATTAGAGTCAGGTAGTTTATCTGCAGCAGTTCGTTCTAAAGAGCGCGTATTAAACAGACTTAGATTAGAAGATTCTATACAAAGACAACGTGGTTATCACCTTACTCGATTAGCAGGACAATTAGTAGATTTAGACGCAGCATTAATACCTTTTGGATTTGGTGCAGCAAAGTATACAGCTATGGGCGCTAAAACTTTATCTACTACAGCGACTAAAAAAGCTTATCTACTTAACAGTGTAAGTACAGGAGTAAAATCAGGTGCAGCTGCAGGTGCATTATTAGGAGGAGTAGATGCAATATCTACAGAAGGAAGTGGCTTTGATGAAGCTGTAATATTTACTACATTAGGTGCTTTAACAGGTGGTATAATGGGAGCAGGTACAGGCGTACTAGGTAATTTCATGCGACCACAATACATTAGCCTTGGAGATGAGTATACTGAAGCTTTACTTAGAGGTGATGAAAAATTACTAGCTAAAACGGATTCTTCTGAAACACCTTCTCAAGGTTTAATACCTGATAAAGATTTAACACCAGGTACAGTAGAACCTTCTACTCCTATGATTGACGACTTAGGAAGACCTATATCTGGAAAAAGTGCTGAGATTATAGAAGAGTCAGAGGCATGGGCAAAAGGAGTAGGGTATAAAGAAAGACGAGAAGAATGGGATGATTGGGTATCTAAACTAGCTAACAGTAAATACATGATGTTTATGGGTTCCAGAATATCAGGGGCGGTATACAAAAGTAAATCTACTGTTCTTAATATGTTTGGTAGCATGATAATAGAAAGTCCTACAGGATACGCTAGGATTGGAAACACTGCTGCATCTTTAGAACCTGTACTTCATAATAGAATAGCCTCTAAGTTAGATGGTTCTGGAGATGACTTTAAAGAATACGCTAGACTTAAAGGAGATTTTAATAATAAAAAACCTAATATAGTTAGCCGTGATACTAAACTAGCCATGATGCGTGAAGTAATGTTAGAACGCAATGCTAGGGCTTTAGGTAAAGAAACAACTAATAACCCTGCTGTTAAAAGTTTAGCTGATAAATTAGATGCTATGTATGATGAAGCTTTTGATATACTAAATGCTAAAGGTTTAAATCCTGAAAAGAACGCTGTTGATGGTTTTCAAAATAGAAATACTAGTTATAGGGAACATTATCAACCTATGCTTTGGAACTCTAACATAGCTAAAATTATAAAATCTTCTGCTGATAAAAAACTTACAAGACAAGCAATAGAAAAAGGGCTTGCTAATAACTATAAATTTATGAATCCTAATTTTGATGATGTAGTATCTATGGCTATAGCTAAAGCAGTAGTAAAACGGTCTTTAGATAACGCTGATGGTACATCTATGGATATGTCTGTACGTGCATTACTAACAGGTGATGGTAGAGAAAATCTAGAAAGAACCTTAAGAGAACTTACAGATATGAGTGATGAAGGTATTCAAGGCTTAATGAAAACTTTAGGAGAAGGTCTTACAGAAAAAAGTAAAATATCTTTTGCTAAAAAGCGCAATGATTTAGATTTATCTGCAGAGATTTCTTTACCTAATGGAAGTAAAATACAAATAGTAGATTTAATAGATAATGATATGTATAAAACTACACAACAGTATGCTAGAAAAACTGCAGGTGCTTCAGCACTAGCTAGATATGGTATAAGAAATACTGCAGATAGAAATGCTTTTATAGCTGCTGCTATGGCAGACCAAAAAAGATTAGGTATAAATGACGTTACAGAAAATGAATTAAGGGCAATGTTTTCTGCTTTTGATGGTGGCTCTGTCAAAGGTGTATCTACACTTACAGGAGATGTACTAGAAGACCAGGGTTTTTATGTATCAGCTATGAAACGCATGACTAATATTGCTTGGCTAGATGCACTAGGACAAACACAGTTAATTGAAACTGGTGCTATTTTGACTCAGTACGGTATGGCTTCTTTCTTTCAAAGAGGTATTAAACCTTTATTTGATAAAGCTTTACGAGAAAACAGAAAACAGCTTTTAGAAGAGATGTCTTGGATAACAGGTAAGTTAGGTAAAGAGCATGAGTTTATGGCTCCGCATTTAATGTTAGATGAATTAAATCCTCAAGAAGCTGGATTTGTTAAAAATAAAATACAAGAGTACGGCGGTAATCTTTCTTACATACAGTCTTTCTTATCTGGGTTTAACCATGTAAGAGGTTGGCAACAAACAACTGCTGCTTTAGGTGCGTCTGATAAATTGTTTAGACAAATAAACAAAGCTATGCAGAAAGATGGCACATTAAAACTTAGTAAAAAACAACGTGCCAGAATACTAGATGACTTTGGTGTTGATGATGTAATGTTAACTAAGTATGCAGGACTATTAAAAAATGGTACTGTTAAAATGAGAAAATCTGCTTTTGGAAATCAATTTGTAGACGAGCTTAATTTAAAAGATTGGACTCCTGAGCTAAGAGAAGAGTTTGCTCCAAGCATGATTAGGTCTGTTAACCAATCAGTACAAAAATCTATGATAGGTGAACAAGACCCTTTTATATTTACTAAAGCAGGTGGTTTAATGACTCACCTTATTACATTCCCTATGCAAGCGTTTAGTAAGCAAGCTATACGACACTTGAAGCACAGAGATATGGAAGCTTTAACAGGAGTACTATATACACTAGGTACAGCTATGGCAGTATCTTATATGAAAGATGCTCTTACTGGAAAAGAACGTCCTACCTCTGAACATGTTGCTAGAGGTATAGCATACTCTAATATGTTAGGGTGGGTTCCTTTAGTAGCAGACCCTATAGGAACTTTACTTGGTATAGATGAAATGCGTTTTAATAAGTATACAGACCAAGCAGGACTTACTCCTCCAGCTATTAAAATGTTGGAGAATGCTTATAGGCTCCCAGGAAGCTTTGTAAATTTTGTTACAGGAAATGCAAATTACAATGATATGGCTTCAATGAGAACTCTTCCTTTTACAAATCTAATTGGTTTAGGAACTATATTTAATTCTTTTGGTACACGAAATACTGGTGCAGATGATTCAAGTATTTCTTCAAATATAAATTATATGGAATCTATGAAAAATTTAGGTGAGGTATATAGTGATAACGGGCGTATTAATATAGGTAATGCTATTGATGATTACGAAGGCATGAAAGAATACTATAAACTAAATTAAAATACTGGGGGGCCATAAGGCCCTCCTCAACTTTAACTAAAGGAGGCTAGATTGGCCCTAACTACAGTGGAATACACATACTCAGGACAAGCGTCATTTGCTATCCCTTTCTCATTAGGTATACTTAATAGAGCGTATGTAACTATTCAAATAAACAATCAGGTAGATGGTTCAGGCGACCCTCTTTACTATACTAACTTTACCTGGACTAGTGACAGTGAAGTTGTAATAAACGGACTAACTAACGGAGATATAATTAAAATAGCTAGAACTATCCCTAGTAATTTGTTGCTATCAGATTACACGGCAGGTTCTAACATAACAAGAGATAACTTAAACATAGCTAACAAGCAGCTTATAATGCTTATACATGAAGTGTTAGATAAGAATGTTACTCAACAGACTAAGCTAGATACTATTGAATTAGGAGCTACTGCAGACCAGACTGCTGCTGAAATAAAGACAGCTTACGAGAGTAACGCTAACACTAATGCATTCACAGATGCAGACGAGAGTAAGCTAGATGGTATAGAGGCTGGTGCTGATGTAACAGATACAGCTAATGTAACTGCAGCTGGTGCTGTAATGGACTCTGAAGTAACAGACTTAGCAGGTATTAAATCTGTTACTGTATCTACTCTACAAGTAAAACCTTCTGAGGGTGCATTCGTAGATGGAGATAAGACAAAGCTAAATACTATAGAAACTAATGCTACTGCAGACCAAACAGATGCAGAAATTAGGGACGCAGTAGAAGCAGCAATTAACTCAAACGTATTTACTGATTCAGACCACAGTAAGCTTGATTCAATAGAAACTAATGCTGATGTTACTGACACAGCTAACGTAGTAGCAGCTCTAACTGCAGGTACTAATATAACTATAGCGTCAGATGGTACTATAGCTTCTACTGCTACAGGCGGTGGCGGTGGTGTATCTGATATAGTAGACGACCTTACTCCCCAGCTTGGAGGAGACCTAGACCTTAATAATCAGGATATAACAGGTACAGGTAATATAAGTATTACGGGTACAGTTAACACTAGAGATATGGCTGTTGATGGCGCTAAGCTAGATGCAATAGAAGCATTGGCTGATGTTACAGATACAGATAATGTTGTAGCTGCCCTTACTGCTGGTACTAACGTAACTATAGCTGCTGACGGTACAATCAGTTCTACAGACACTAACACCAATACTACTTATACTATAGGTGATGGTGGTCTTACAACTAATGACTTTACAGACGCTGACCATACAAAGCTAGACGGTATAGAAGCAGGTGCTACTGCTGACCAAACTAAAGCTGATATAGATGCATTGAATATAGATGCTGATACATTAGACGGGCAACATGGTTCTTACTACACTAGTTACGCTGATACAGCGGTAGCTGGTATAGTAGACTCAGCTCCTGGTACGTTAGATACGCTTAATGAGCTAGCACAGGCCCTAGGGGATGACCCTAACTTTGCTACTACTACAGCTACTAACCTTAGTCAGAAGCTACCTAAAGCTGGTGGCACAATGACAGGTGACATACTGTTTAACGACAATGTTAAAGCTAAGTTTGGTAATAGTGATTTACAAATCTATCACGACTCTAGTCATTCATATATAAAGGACAGTGGTACAGGTAACTTATTTATAGATGCTACAAGTTTACGACTAAGAACAGGTGCAGGAACTGAAACATATTTGACAGCAGATGGTAACGGTTCCGTTGATTTATATTATGATAATAGTAAGAAGTTTGAAACAACATCAACTGGTATAGATGTAACAGGTAATGTAAATGCTACTGCAAGTTTAACCTTTGGTTCAGGCGGTGCGTATGAAGCGGGTTCTATTTATGCAGACGCTAATTGGGGTATGATACATCGTGCCTACACAGCTAGTCCTGTACAAGCAGACCATTTGTTTGTAAATAGTGCGGGTACAGAACGTATGCGTATTGATTCTGGTGGTATAGATGTAACAGGTGGTATAGAGGTTGCTAATCCTACAAACTACACAGGTATTCATCTAAGGGGAAATGGTGCGCCAAATGTTACGTTTGGACGAAACAATGTAACTACAGCAGAATGGAAAGCAGGTATATCAGGAAACTTAGGTACGTCTTTCACAATCAGTGAGGGGACTGCCGCCGCATCAGAAAGATTAACGATTGCTACAGGCGGTGACGTTAGTATACCATCAGGTAATCTAAATGCTACTAGAAGCGGTGGCTCTACACTAACACTAGAAAATTCTATTACATCTATAAGCGCTAATGAGTTGATTGGCGGTATTGATTTTAAAGGAAATGATACATCTGAAGATGGTAATGAAGTGCTTGCATTTATTAGGGCAAACGCATTAGACACAACGCCCGATAGTTGCATTAGATTTGGTACATTGCAAAATAATGGCGGTGTAGATGATGTTGTAACTGAACGTATGCGTCTTGATAATTATGGCCGCTTGGGCATAGGAACTACGTCACCATCTGTAAAGCTACAAACAACTGTTGCAAACTCCTCTACAGAGGCAATAAGAATTACTAACGATACAGATGCAGTCAGAACGCATATGTATCCTGCGGAGATACAAGCGCATAATTCTAATTTAACGTTAAATGCTAATGATGGTGGTTTTGCAACTGTTATTAAAGCAGCAGGCGCAGAACGTATGCGTATTAATAGTACGGGTATAGATGTAACAGGTGCTATAGATGTTGCTAATGGTACAACCTATACAACCACAGGTGACTTCTTAGCTAAAGTACAACAAAACTCTAACGCATCAGGTAAGAACGGGTTATCCGTTATGAATGCTTGGGCAAGTAGCACTTCAACAATATTTGAAGCGGCTATGGGTTGGAATGGTGTAGCGGCAGGTTATTATCCAGTTTTCACAATAGACGGATTAGGTAAAACTACTTGGACAGATAATGCTGGTAATGTTAGGGCTACTATAGATAGCTCAGGGCGATTGGGCATAGGAACTGCATCACCGAGTTCACTATTACATTTAGCATCAAATGCACCTTATATTACATTGGAAGATATTGATAACAATCAAGATTGGCAGATACAGGCAACTGCGTGGTTTGCTATACGTGACCAAACTGCAAACGCAGAACGTATGCGTATTGATAGTAGCGGAAACGTTAGTATCCCGTCGGGCAATCTAGATGTAACAGGTAATATAGATTTACCAGACAACAATAAATTATTACTAGGTAATTCTGATGACTTAGAAATATACCATGACGGTAATTCTTGGATAAGGGATGTTGGAACAGGGAATCTTTATATTGATTCTGGTTCAAGCATATACCTATACGCTAACGGTAATACACCTATGCTATATGCACAACCTGGTGCAGGTGTTACCTCATACTATAATGGTGTGGGTAAATTTGCTACAACATCTTCTGGTGCAGAGGTACTAGGTAACTTAGATGTAACTAATGCATTAAACGTAGGTGGGGCTAGTCCAGTAAATACTGGGTTTATAGAGTCTACTGTAGTAGGAGCTTCGCGTGCTTTACAAACTGTTGGTGGCGTTGGCACTACTCAAACCCATGTAGGATTTGAAAATATTTATGGTGAGATAGGTAGAATAGATGTTAGTGCATTTTCAGTAAGTTATGTCACAAGTTCAGACTATAGACTAAAGACTGACATACATCCTATGCAGGACAGTATTGACAGAGTAAAAGCACTGAAGCCTGTTAACTTTGAGTGGAAAGAAGAAGGCACTAGAGTAGATGGTTTCTTAGCACATGAGGTTCAAGAGGTAGTACCTGAAGCGATTAGTGGCGAAAAAGATGCTACTAAAACTAACAAGGATGGTGTAGAGGTTCCAGACTATCAAGGTATTGACCAGTCTAAGCTTGTACCTTTACTTACATCTGCACTACAAGAAGCATTAGCTAAGATTGATGACCTAGAGTTACGAATGGCTAATTTAGAAAATTAAACCAGGGGGCTTCGGCCCCCTATTACTAAAGGAGGCTATCGTGCCTAACTTACCTGAAGAGGATACTCAATTATATATGCTTCTTGGTTCTATGAGTGCTGACTTAAAAACTGTTCTTAATAAATTTACAGCAGTAGAAGAAAGGTTAAACAATCATTCAAATAGAATCAAGGTATTAGAAAAAGCTAGTTATGCTAGGGCTGTAGTATATACAACTACGGTAACAGTAACACCTATTCTATTCACTGCTCTTGGCTGGTTACTAACTAAAACATTTTTATAAGGAGATTATAATGGCAAAAGGAGCTGCAACAGAAAAGAATCTTGGTAACTTACATTCAACACTTACAACAATATTTACTAGAGTGTTACAGGGTTACTTAGATAAACTAGATAAAGCTCAAGAAGCATTTAACTCAGATGAATTTAACTCAGAGATAATGGGTGAACTAGAATACCTAAGTATAGAACCTAGTCCAGCTATGTTATCTGCTATAGCTAAGTTCTTAAAAGATAATAACATAAGTTATGATTCTGAACAGATAGATGAGTTAAGTGAACTTGAACAAAGACTAAGAAATAAGAAAGCTAATAGACCAGACTTTTCTAACGTAACATCTTTACCTTTGACAGGTACTCAATAAGATGGGGCGTGATGCTAGGGAAATGAATAAAGCAGACCGTATTAAAGAGCTGCTTATTATTCAGGAGGCTTACCCTAACTTTCAAGACTTCTTATATGACGTAATGGTTAACCTTATGGGATTTAACTGTACTAATAATCAATTAGATATGGCGAACTACTTACAGTACGGTCCGTTATATAGAATGATACAGGCGCAGCGTGGCCAGGCTAAGACCACGGCTACTGCTGCGTATGCTGTATGGAGACTAATACATAACCCGACAGCTAGGATACTTATTATATCTGCTGGTGATACAATGGCTAAGGAGATTAGTAATTGGATTATCCAGATACTAAATGGTATGGAAGAGCTGTCCTGTATGCTGCCAGATAAGTCTGCAGGAGACCGAGCATCTGTTACTGCATATGATATACACTATGTACTAAAGGGACCTGAGAAGTCTCCTAGTGTAGCGTGTGTGGGTATTACATCTAACCTGCAAGGTAAACGTGCTGACGTACTTATTGCAGATGATATCGAGAGTGCTAAGAATGCTTTGACTGCAGATGCTAGGATGAAGCTTACGAACTTAACTAGGGACTTTACTTCTATATGTTCACAGGGAGATATTATATATCTAGGTACACCACAGAGTGTAGACAGTATATATAATGCTTTACCTGGACGTGGCTTTGATATACGTATATGGCCTGGTAGATATCCTACAGAAAGAGAATTAGATAACTACGGAGAACACTTAGCTCCTATGATATCAGAGGCAGTTAAGAAAGACCCGTCACTGGCAACAGGTGCTGGTCTACTAGGTAACAGAGGTAAGCCAACAGATAGTGTTATACTAGGAGAAGATATCCTAGTTAAGAAAGAGATTGACCAGGGAGCTGCTTACTTCCAGCTGCAGCATATGCTAGATACTAGACTTGCAGACGAAGCTAGGTATCCCTTGAAACTAAATAAATTAATCTTTATGAATATAAATAAAGGTAGAAGTCCTATACTTCTTAACCACCAACCGTCTATACATAACAGAGTACCGACTCCAAGTGACTATCCTATTAGAGACCCTATGTATATGTGCTCTGACTTTGGTACTGAGTACGGGGAGTTCACAGGTACACATATGTATGTTGACCCTGCTGGTGGTGGACAGAACGGAGATGAGACAGGCTATGCTGTAACTAGGTTCTTAGGTAATAAGGTTTACCTGGTAGCTGTAGGCGGTGTACCTGGAGGACTAGAAGCTTCTGACTTAGAAGAACTAACTAGAGTAGCTGTTAAATGGAAACCTAATAAGATATCCATAGAACGTAACTACGGTAATGGTGCTTTGCAAAAAGTATGGGAACCGACTTTATACAAGGCTATGAAGGAAGTAAATGCTGGTGTAGAGATAGATGACCCCTGGGAAACAGGGCAGAAGGAACTACGTATAATTGATAAGCTAGAGCCTGTTATAGGTTCAGGTAGATTGGTTGTAGAGCTAGACCTTATCCAGGATGACTGGGCTTCTGTGCAGAAGTACTCTGCTGTAAACCGAGCTTCGTATAGTTTCTTTCACCAGCTTGCTAAAGTAACCAGGGACCGAGGTAGTCTGTCACATGACGATAGGCTTGATGCGGTAGCTGGTAGCGTAGGTAACTGGATAGACTTACTAGCTGTAGATGATTTGCAAGCGCAAGTGGCAGCAGAAGCACAACGATATAGGACTATGATGGAAGACCCGTTAGGAAACGGTAGACCTATTAATAACTATAACTCAATGTTCGGCTTGAATACTTTAAGTCCGAATGTACTTAATAATTTAAAACAACGATACTAGGGAGAACCCAATGTCTAAGAAAGACAAACCGACCCAGACTAAGCCAACTGTAAGAGTAGTTGGTACTAATTCTAATAAACTACCCTGGCCGCAGGATAACTCAGGCTCAACTCAGGAACTACGTAGAGGTGCTGTACGCGCCATAGGACGTATCATGGGTTCAGAAGATAATCTAAAGAAAGTACTAGAAACGCTAGAGGTAGCTAGGCTGTATGCTATAGAGCGTATGGAAGAGCAGCAAGTAGAAATGAAAGTTAAAGTAAAAGCAATGCAAGACCGTAAAGCTCTTAATGCAGAGCTATTGAAAAGTGAACTAAGACAAAGAGTAAAGTCTAAGAAGGCTGAGATAAAACGTGTTGAGTCTGAGATAAAGAAGTTGTTAAGCTAATGGACATAGCAGCATTCTTTGATTCTGTACGTCCCTTTATGAAAGACAGTAAGCTAACTGCTGCACAGGTAGTAGGCTTTGAGTGTCTTATAAATTCTTGTTTAGAGTCCGACCTTACAATGGAACAGATAGCCTATGTACTGGCTACAGCTTACCATGAGACAGGTGGACGCATGGAACCTGTACGAGAAGGGTTCTGTAAGACCGACGCTGGTAGCCGTAAGGCAGTAGCTAGGTTATATGAGAAGGGTGTAATAAGCGTAGACTATGCGTTACCACAGAGTAACGGTAAGAGCTATTATGGCCGAGGGTTAGTACAGCTAACACATCTAAGTAACTATGCAAGTACAGGACATGCACTAGGGTTAGACCTGGTAACGTACCCAGACCTTATGCTAGACTTAGAGGTATCAGTACGCGCTATGATATGGGGTATGAAGACAGGGAGCTATAGGAATAAAAGCTTAGCTGATATGTTACCCTACGAGAACCCTACGTACTCTGAGTGGACTAAGGCTAGAGGTATTATAAACGGTGACGTAGGAAAGAATGGTCCTATGATAGCTGGGTATGCTACTAAGTTCTACACAGCATTGAAGGAGATGTAATGGGTATATTTACAACAGGCATCATAGGTGATGTAGTAGGAGGAGTGTTTGGTATAATAGATGACCTGCATACTTCTGATGAAGAAAAAGCAGCAATGAAGTTCCGTATAACTAAGTTAGCTAGAGAAGCCGACTTAGCACAGCTTGCTGTTAATAAAGAAGAAGCTAAGAGTGGTAGATTATTTGTATCAGGCTGGAGACCGTTTGTAGGATGGGTATGTGGTATAGCATTAGCCTGGACCTTTGTAGTCTCTAGAGTTATACAATCTATTGCATTCTATATAGCAGAGTTCACAGGAACAGAACTAGACCTATCAGGTCTACCTGAGTTTGACTTAGGAACATTAATGCCCGTACTACTTGGTATGTTAGGACTAGGGACACTTAGGACCTATGAGAAAGTACAAGGTGCATCACGTAACGACATGACTCCTGATGGAGGCACTATTAGAAAAGGGAAACAAAGAAATGGCAACTAGGAAACCCCGTAAGGGAAAAGCTAAGGTCAAGATAACTGCTTCTGGTAAGAAAGTTAGTTACGGACAAGCTGGTAAAGCTAAGGGCGGTGGTCCCAGGGTTAGACCAGGTACAAGTAAAGGCGACTCATACTGCGCCAGGTCTGCTGGACAAATGAAGAAGCATAGTAAAGCAGCTAAGGACCCGAACTCACCTCTACGTTTATCACGTAAACGTTGGAAGTGCAGCGGTTCTAAATCAAGGAAGTAGCGAGGAAGTATTATGGCAGCTAAGAAAAGAGGATTGTGGGATAACATCCACGCTAAACGTAAACGTATTGCAAAAGGAAGTGGCGAGAAGATGAGAAAACCAGGAACAAAGGGTGCTCCAACACAGAAAGCACTAAAGAAATCACAGAACCCTAAGCGTAAGAAGAAGAAGACGTACTAA